AAAGTAAAAGAAACGCGCAACATTGCTTGAAATAAAGGCCAAGAAGGCTTCAAAATCAAAGAGTAGTGGAAATATAACTCCAGTACATAAAAACCCGTCCAAGAGCTTAAAAACAATGCCTAAGGCATCCAAAAAGGCTGCATAACTATGTTTAATATAATAGAAGATATAATATGGGACATAGCAATGTACGTATTAAGGTGCGTAGAAGAAAAGTAGCGCATCTTGCAGCTTACAGTCGTCAGTTTACCGTTAGAAACTGTACAATACCTACAGCAAAGTTCGAATGGAAAATCATTCCTTTCGACAGCAAAATACAAAAATACTACAAGGAGAAATACCCAAGTATTCCTAGTAGTTGTGGAATTCCTTATCGCATTGATAACAAAGGAAAAATCATTTGGAAGGACGACAGTTGGAAACATGAGAAACATCCACAACTAGAACACTTGCACCACGCTCATAAAGGCGAAAAGTGGATTAAGTTCAAGGATGGTAGTTCCAAGCTTGTATCGTGGAAATACAAATCACAGCATAAAGACGATACTGAGTATCAGAAGATGCTTTGGAAGAACCTTGGAAAAGCAGCCAAAATGAAGGCTTATGAGGACGAAAAGGTTAAAAAGTGGGAGCGTAAGCATCCAAAACCTTGCCCTGATGATGACTTGTTCAAAGACGAAATGATTCCTGTTTGGGAACACGAACGCGAACAAGCCATAGAACGAATACGAGACTTCGTCGTCTCGATGTTTGACAAATTGCCGTTGACTGGTCGGTATAAAGAATCGGACTCTAAGTTCGTAGAAAAACCAGTTGCTGAGCTAAAAGATGCTAATGGAGATGGACATAAAATAAACGACCTCGACTCCAAATCTAAGCTTCTGAATAAAGCTCAGAAACTTACAAACGACGAAAAAGCAAAAAACGCTAAGTTAGTTGCAACCAACCTCAAAGACCATAAGCGCAAAAAGGGACGAATTATTCTCCCAAAAGCCGCTTAAAATAAAAACACCATTGTTGTGAAACAAAAAGCACATTCGAATAGTTTTTAGGTTTTGGTTTTATTTTCGTCATAGCTTGGTTTGTGCAGTAGGGCTGGTGACCCTACACAAGTCTCAATAGTTTAACGGCAGAACGTACTACTAAATTATAGTATACATTGGTTCGACTCCAATATGAGACACTAATATCAACTAAAGAACCTTGAGTCATGTGGATACGAGAAGACAAAGTCATTGTATATGACATAGAAATCTTCCCAAATTGTTTTCACTGTTGTTGTAAAGATACAGAGGATGGTAAGATATATAAGTTTGAGATATCTGAACGTAAGAATCAGTTAGAAGAATTAGTCAAATTCTTTAAACAGTCAAATGTAATCTTTTGTGGCTATAATAATCATCATTATGATGATGTTGTCTTGAATTATATTATTGATTACCAAAGTAAAATGATGAATTTACCGTATTGGAAGATTTGTCAATCTCTCTTTAATCTTTCATCTCTTATAGTAGAAGACGAAGAAGGAAGTCATGAGAAAATCAAGCGATGGAAGTATGCACATTACTTCAAGTCGATGGATCTTCTTACAATGCAATTCAGTCAAAAGTTACGAGTAGGTTTGAAAACCATGCAAGTAACTATGCATTACAAAAACGTGCAAGAATACGATGGAGACTTTAATCAGCCTCTACCAGTAGATAAGATTGACGAAATGATTGCATACAATATAAACGATGTTGAATCTACAACAGAATTATTAAATCGCCTTAAAAAGGATATAGATTTAAGATTGTTTATTGAAAAAGAACATGGAATTGATTGTTTATCAATGGATTCTGTAAAATTGGCAGAAACTTATTTGTTAGAAAAATATTCTAAAGAAACAGGTATTCCAAAAAATGTAATAAAGGAAATGCGTTCTCCAATGGATTATATACCACTAAAGGACGTAATTCTGCCATTTATAAAATATAAAAATCCAAAGTTACAGAGCGTTTTAGAAGACATGAAGAAACAAATCGTGTATTCTAAAGAGCGAAAAGGCTATGAAAATAAGTTTGTTATTTCAGATACGGTTTACTCTGTAGGTGTAGGAGGCATCCACTCCATAAATACACCAGAGATTTTCCGCCCAAAAGATGACGAGTATATTGGACATAGTGATGTAGCGTCAATGTATCCTTCATTGTTAATTAATTATCAATGGGGACCTCGACACTTGGGTAAAAAATTTTGCGATATATTTACAGGTATAAAAACCGAGCGATTAGAAGCAAAACATACCGGCCAAATACTTAAGGATAAATTTCTAAAAATAGTCCTTAATTCTCCTACAGGCAAAATGCAACAAGAGGTAAGTTGGATGTACGATCCATTAAATGTATTTAAGATTCGTATCAATGGACAATTGATACTCTTAATGCTCGTAGATAGACTTCTGGAATTTAATTGTAAGATTGTGCAAGTAAATACAGATGGTGTAGTCTATATAGGTAAGAAAAAAGATCAAAATAGAATTCAGGAAGCTATTTCTGATCTGGAAAGTATAACCACCTTAGTATTTGAAAGTAACGAGTATGAAGCGTTTTATCAGTACGCTATAAATGACTACTTTGGTGTCAAAAAGGGTTATTCACAATCCAAAGACCCAGAACTGATAGAAGAAAAAGGGATGTTTATAACTGAAACAAAATTAGGTAAAGGTTTAGCACCAGTAATCATACCTAAAGCAGTTATAAATTACTTCTTGACCAAACAACCAGTGACAGAATTTATTGAGAAGGATAAAGATATCCGTGATTTCTTGATGTCACAAGCAGTAGACAAGAAATTTAAAGTTGTACACGGTGATAAACCTATACAACGTATCAATAGATTTTATGCAAGTACAAATGGTCCATATTTGTTCAAAGTGAAAAAGAGTGAAGTTCCAACAGATTCGTCTAATTGGAATGAATACAACTCTGAAGAATCGTGGACCAATATGCTAACGAAGTCAGGAGTAACAATCCTGAATAAGTTTGACGATCTACCGATAGAAAGTCGTAAGATTAACTATCGTTACTATATCAGCGAAGCCAAAAAAATAATTTCTGACTTTACTGAAAAACAATTAAAATTATTTTAATGACCGCTTGTTAACCATTGAGTATAAAAGATGATTATTGAAGTAAATACAAATCTCATCGATATGGATGAGAACCTCAATGCAAATCAGTTAATATTCCTGAGTATGGTATTGAATAAGAATCAAGCAAAGTATCAAGACGTTCGCAAAATTGTCAGCCTAATTAGCGACGACGAAATATCATACTTGGTCTCTCATGACCTTATAACCACGATAGAGAGTGGTAATTCAACTATATATCAAGCTACAGATAAGCTTAAACAAGCAATTAATCCAAAGAAAGATTATTTTGATTTGTTTTATGATATGTACCCTGTATATGTTATGCGAAAAGATGGCACAAAAAGTTATCTTCGAGCAAATGTTAACAAATGTCGACATTTTTTCAACCTTAAATGTGGAAATAGTGCGGCAATGGCAGAACATTTAATCAAGTGCTTAGACTATGAAATTTCAAAGCGTATGCGAGAAGGTAGTTTAAGTTATATGATGACGATGTGGAACTGGTTAACACGTTCACAATGGGAAGCGATTGAGGAAGAAATGCAGGATAATGAGCAAAATACTGTTAATTCGTATGGAACAGACCTTATCTAATGTAAGACCTATAAGAGTTGTAGCTCAAGAAGCTATAAACTATATAAAAGGCAGAAGGGAACATAATGTTGTATCTCTAAAAACAAGATGGAGTAAGTTTAATAAACAGTGTATGGGAGGTATTGAACCAAATACCGTTTATACCATAGCCGGCATTTCTGGTAGTGGAAAAAGTTCGTTTGCTAACTTAATTCAAACTGATTTGATTGATTTAAATCCTAAAGAAGATATTATAATTTTATCTTTCTCATTAGAGATGGTTGGATTTAGGCAAATAGGAAGAACGCTTTCGAATAGACTTCGTAAAACGACTTCCGATTTGTATAGTTCTGAAAAGGACCTAGATGACGAAACGTTTAAACGTGTTATATCTGTTTCCAATCAGCTAAAGGAGTATCCTATTTATTTTGTAGATAATCCTACAACTCCCACGCAAGTAGAAGAAATAATAAAAACCTTCTATAATACCTATGTAAAAGAAACAAACAAACATTTCATAATCATATATGATCATGCGTTATTAACAAAACAAGTTGGTTCTATAATAGAAACAATGAGTGAGTTACAACGTATATTCATACAAATCAAGAAGTTACCATTAACTTCTGTGATACAGATTACGCAAATGAATAGGAATATAGAAGCTCCTGAAAGGATTAATAATCCACTTAATCACTATCCTATGAGAAGTGATTTATCGTCATCAGATGCTATATTTCAGGGAAGTGATTACGTTTTAGTATTACACAGACCAGAGATTTTAGGTATACAAGAGTACGGTCCAAATCGTTTACCTACAGTTAATAAAGTATACATTCACATCTTAAAAAATAGAGATGCTGGAAAACCATGTATCCTTGAATTCGAGAATGACCTAATGTATAACAATCTTATTGAATGTTAATATTCTGATGGTAAGTATTAACTTTTAAAAATTAGGCTGAATTATGAAAAATTACGATATCAACATTAGCAAGAAGAATATTATTAGTTCAAATAACACTTGTCCCTTTTCCGCAAAGCATACAGATTATTCTAAGACTCTGGATGATCTTATATTTGCTGATATAATGGATAAGAATACTTATTTGTATGACACACATACAAGTAGTAATGATATTTATCTTGATAAGATAATCGATTACAATACCAAGAAGGATAACTTTATTACGGCTATTAATTTTATTAATGGTTATAAGAAGAAGAACTTTCCTTATATTATTGGTGAGACGTATACACTGAGTGATGGTACGCCTATTATATTCTTTGAGGATTCTATACAGATTGGTTTTGATCTGTATTACTTTGACGATATTACATCGCCAATATTCTTGAAGAATATCACTCCTAGTCTGAAGAAGAAGATTGCAACAATTTATACAGATTCTCTTAAGATTAGTATTTATAAATAATTTTAGAACTATAAGTCATGGCATTAGTACTACCTACGAAACCAATTCCTGCAACTTCTACAAATCCAAAATATCTTGTTCTTTATGGCTTGCCTAAATAACTTGGGCCTTTAAATAGAAATATTTATCGAAAAAACGCTTAATTGCTGAAACCTGTTTACCTTGTTTATACGTTATATAATAAAAGACGGATAAATAATAAACAAAATTAGCAGCTAAGTTATGGTTAAAGAAGAAACAATAAATAAATATAAAGAATACATTGGAAAAGATTTCGGCTGTATTCATGTAGACAATATAGATTTGTCTGCAACATCTAAAAATAGAATATACTTTTTATGCACTTGTACAAAATGTGGAGCAAAACTTCGTATTAGAAACGACGGATTATTGAGAAAACGCCCGCATGAATGTTGTATAAAGTGTATTGGAAAATGGAGATCTGCAAATTTTGCAGAAATGTATAAGGACAAATTACCCAAAATAATAAGGGTAAAATATCAACATTTTAGAAAAGCAGCAGTTGATAGAGGAATTCCGTTTGATTTGACATTAGAAGAAACAAATGAAATATTGTGTGGAAAATGTCATTATTGCGGAAAAGAACACTGTTTAGGAATAGACAGAGTTGATAACTCAAAAGGATACAACACAGAAAATTGTGTACCTTGTTGTGGATGCTGCAACAAAATGAAGATGGATTTGGAATTATCATTTTTCCTAAACCAAATAGAAAGAATATACAGCAATCTTAAAACCATAAAAAGTTCAACGACTATCTCGAAAGAGAGTACATCCAAAACGTTTGTGGATGGAAATGGCGTTCACCTTAGTCATAAATAGATAGGTGGTGATATAGTCTAATCTGCATAGTGATATGCAGCAGTTCATAAGAGAACGTACTCGACGTAGTGAATCGAGTAGAATATAAATGAAAGCTGGTAAAACAAGTGCTGTAGCACAATTAGAGAACAATCTTATTATAGACCTTGAAGGCGGATCTAAGTTTATTGATGCACTTGCTATACAAGCACGAAACATCAATGATCTTGGAGAAATTGCACAAGCCATTCGAGCTAAAAATGAAGAAGTAGGACATAATTTTTATAAACATATAACAATAGATAATGCAACACGACTCGAAGATATTTGTATGAGCTATGCGTGTACGTTATATAGAAAAACCGAACTGGGGAAGAACTGGAAAGGTGATGACGTAACGACGCTTGCACGGGGAGCAGGTTACAAGTATCTACGTGATGCAGTTAAAAAGGTTATTGATATGTTCAAAGACCTTTGTGACGAATTCATTCTAATAGGGCATGTCAAAGATAGTATCACCGATAAAGATGGACAAGAAGTTAACGCAAGAGAAATCGATCTTGTTGGAAAACTCGGCAGAATCGTATGCGGACTCGCAGATGCAGTCGGATACGTTTATCGAAAGGAAAACGAAACTCATATCTCGTTTAAAGGAGGCAATGGAGACTCCGTCCTCGAAGCAAGAGCGAAACATATTGCGGGAAAAGATATTATTATTGCTACGGGAAATGAAGACGGGAGCATAACAACCTATTGGGATCGTGTTTATAAACCAGAATAAGAATGATCGAACTGTGGTGGATGCCAGGTACTTTTGTATCTGAAAAATTATTACAGGAGATAAATGAATTATTCTTAAGAACTATAAGTCAGAAGGAAAATTATGTATAGTACAAAAACAGCAACAACAAACAATCAGGAGTTTAATAGCTCCTATATGCCTGTAGGCATCAACGAAAATGTAACTTTGAAAGAGGTTAATGTAAACAAAACTGAGAATGGACGTGATTTCTTGGAGATTGTCTTTGAGAATGAACAGGGCCAAACAGCAACTATGACAGAGTGGAAAAACGAGAAGAATATGTGGATCAAGACTGATGAAGATCTTCAGAAGCGCGATGATCAGCAGTTTGGTCGTATTCTGCAGGTTATAGATGCAGTATGTGGAAAACATGATGATTTTGAAGGTTCTTCATTTGTAGAAATGATAAATTGGACAAAGTCTCAACTCGATAACATGATCGCAGTATCTACATCTGGAACAACTGAAGAAATTAAAATGCCAGTTCGCCTTAAGGTTGTTTACGACAAGAAGGGTTATACGAAAGTAAGCTCTCTTGGTGTTTTTGTTGAACCTATGAGCGTAGAACAGTCTCAGATTAAGCTTTGGAAGAATGATCTTCTTGAGCGTCCAGTGCAAGCTGATGTAGAACCAGCTGCAGATCCGCTCACTGGCAACAGTGCTCCGGTTACTGAGACTTCAACAGGTGCTGACGACCTCCCTTTTTGAATGATCCTGCAATAGCGGTATTGCAGGATTTTGATATTCTAAAAAATAATGGTCAGTTAAGTTAAAAAGTCAAACAAGATGGTGCTGACTACCGTGTGAAAAGGTCAGTGGTGGAGGACTGATTGGATAATCCAGTCAGCCCCTTTCAATTTTCTTTTGTTTTCATAATTAAACTGTGGTGCTGACAACCAAATACAATGATAATCGGGAATGGTGTGTGGAGTATACATATGAGTTAGTATACATAGGTGGAGCATTGTACAAAGGTCAGTGGTGAAGGGATTGATTAAAACACAGAATAGGTACCTAATAGGAACAAATATTCTGTTACAATCAGTCCTTGGTATGCATGGTAACCAGCTTTAGAACAGTTGGACAGAGGGGTTCGAGTCCCCTCCATACTACAATATGAATAAAAAAGATTATCATAAACCAGGATATTGGAAAGACTGGTATTGGAACAAAGATGGACGAGAGAAAGTCCAAGCAACACGTTATATTGCAGAATATGAACGTGAAAAGAAAAACAGAGTCAGTTATGAATGAATCATCACGTATAGTAAAAGTTACAAGGACAGGTACAGAATTACCTATCAGTTTAAACGTAAGTCGAATTGTAGCAATATCTGATATTACTACAATAGAAGAAGAAAACCCTAGATATTATATATATTTTGAAAACGCTATATGGTCTGTAAAGGCAGATTCATATGACGATGTATATACAAAATGGGTTAATTTTATTAGCGAATATTAATATTATAGGAACCAGATGGACATGTAGGACCGACCGAGTACCCTAGAGGGAAAGTATTTGACGTCTAAGGCGGTGGCTTACAGCGAGTTCGAGTCTCATCATGTCCACAATTGATAATTCGTGCGGAGGGATAATACTGAATTGACAGTTGAAAGAGGTTGTAGTGAGCAACACGTGATTAACCTCAATGGTGAACAAAATGCAGTTCGATGGATGATACGTTCTATTAGTTAGACAACGTAATCATGGAACAACGAATTAACAGCAGGTGAGAATCCTGCAAATTGGAGTTTGTGTGCACACGCAGGTCGCAGTATAATGGTTTCCAAACTATTACACGGGTGGTTCGAATCCGCCCAGCTCCGCAATATTAATTTTAAACATAATCAATATGGCAAATTTTAAGAAATTTATTGCGCTTTCGGTAAAAGAATTACCAAAACAAGTAGGAATAAACGTCAATAATGGAACAAAAGTTGAAATTTTATCGTTACCTGTTTGGATAAATATAGATGATATTATCTGTGTACAGAAGAAAGGTTTGTTTAAATGCGATGAGAATTCTGATATACATAAATATCTAACAGAAAACAATATAAAGGATCTTTATATACTTTCTGGAAAAGGATTTATAATACATAATATTGTAGGTCCATTCAACAGCGGTGATAAATATTTTGACACGATTCTAGAACCTACTATTTAGGTCTACTATAGTAGTTCAGTTATGTTCGATTCATAACTAGACCACAATGCATTTGTGCTATGGCGAGAAATCCCTATGTAGAATCTCCCTAAAACGGTTGAAGTCCTAGCTAAAATTGAAGACCCTTAGTAGCCTATAGGCGAAAGTGGAATACGGTTTCAATGGCTTGCAGCAAACGTAAACTGCATCTGAAACAATAAGGAAGGATAATACCGTGCTAAATTGAAAATGATTTCGAGGATAAGGTCAAGGTGGAAGTCATGATTGTAGAATAGTTTTCATAAATGTGTAGAGAGTATATAGGAGATACCTAAGTTGAAATTTGTCACAAGACTGGTCATGACCAATCGTTAGTATCCAAAAGTTCTGTAGGACTAAGGAGAGATGTTGTGCGGCAGAATGTGCATGTGACATCTTGCAAGAATTTCAATATGGTAAAAATACTCTTTGGAAATCAGTAGCCTAGAGGTTATGGCGGTCACTCTAAAAGATAGCTGACGGATTGCGAGGTTCGAATCCTCGCCTGATTACAACAGTTGCTTGAAGTGAGAAAATCCAATAGCGCAGGACGCTGGATAAATAGAATAGTAACATCCCTTGGCAGACTCACTGCTTGAAGGGAGGCGTAAGATAAGAAACTTACAACGAGAGAGTGCCAAAACAAGATACACTAACTACGGGCGATCGTAGAATAGAACAAATCTCTCTCAAACTGGGAGTATAGTTCAACGGAAGAGCTCATTAAATTAATAGAATACAGGACTGAGACGGTGGTTCGACTCCATCTACTCCCACAAATACAAAAGAGCTTATAAGCCATGTATAGTACAAAAACAGCTATAACAATGAGTCTCAAAGACTTATTGGAGAAATTAGATGACTATAGTATCTATTCATACTATCTGGGACCATTTAAACCAGGTAAATTGATGAACAGTCCTCTAAGAAACGACGATAAAATGCCGTCTTTCGCTATATTTCCTACGAAAGATGGTGCTTTGTTGTTTAAAGATCACGGTACTGGTATATCTGGTAACGCATTAAAGTTTATAAAACTTTATAGAGGAATTCAAACAAGAGATGAGCTTGAACGAGAATTGCTAAAGATTGTACGAAAGTATAATCCTGAACAAAACATTAGAACAAATACTTATACAAAATTAGTAGGTTCTTATGCAGCAGATATTGGAATAGTTCGTCAACCATTTACAGAAGTTGATAAGAAATATTGGAAGCAATTTCATATTTCAATAGACACGTTGAAGAAATTCAATGTATTTAGCATTAAGTATTTTCTTTGTAATAGAGTCGTCAGAGGAACCTATAAGGAAGACAGTCCTATGTATGCATACAAAGTGTATGATAAGTTTAAGATTTATCGTCCACTTGCCTCTAAGTATACTAAATGGCGTACCAATCTGACAAATAGGCACGTACAGGGACTTGCCGAATTGCCTAAAGAGGGTGGTAATCTCTTAATAATCACGAAATCTTTAAAAGATGTTATGTGTTTATACGAGATGGGATTTAATGCTATTGCAGCTTCTAGTGAAACAACATTTATTCCTGAAGATATTTTACAATCATTAAGGCATAAGTGGAAACATGTTGTTATATTATATGATAGAGATAAAACTGGAATGAAAACAGCTCGTCAATATAGTAAACAATATAAATTAGATGCTATATTCGTCCACAAGAAGTTTAACTCAAAAGATATTTCGGATGCTGTAAAAGCAACAAATTTTTATAGTGTACGAGATTGGTTACAAACAACACTTAAAAAATATGATTGAAGCAATTTTACTTGCAATATCTAGTATTGCTTTTGGATGGTTTTTGTGCCATCTGTGGAAAAAAGACAAACCAATAACTTTATCTGGTTGGACAGTAAATGTTTGGAAAGGTATAATGAATAAAGATACATTGTACGTATCTGGATATTCAGATGAAGGTCAAGAGTTTGTTTTATCTCTAACTAAAGGTGGATTAGACTTTGATTATGCAAAGTCTAAATAAATCTTCTAGTGGTAGAGTAAAGAATGCGACAGCTGTCGATGCGTATGGTATACATTTTCGTAGTAAACTCGAACTCTATACGTATGAAGCTTTTATGAAAGCAGGAATACCTGTAAAATATGAGCCAAAGCACTTTACTCTAATTCCTAAGTTCGAGTATCTTGGAGAAAAAATACGTCCTATTACTTATCTTCCAGATTTTATCGGTAGAGGATTTGTTGTAGAATGTAAAGGTCTTATGGGAGATTCGTTTCCTTTAAGATATAAACTCTTCAAGTATTACCTGAAAAGACATCATTCTAAGATGAAATGTTATCTTGTGAGAAATCATAAGCAGGTGGATGAAATGATTCAAGAAATTATTAAGAACCAAAAGAGTCAAAATGATAAATGAATTCATAAAATCTGGGAATAAAGTGTATACGAAACCTTCTGGCACCGATTATACTTTGGAACCTGGTGTAACATATAACTTGAAATATGATGATTGGGAAGGAATCATGTTTCTTGAACTAGCTAATAATATCAGTCTTCCAAATAACTATTTTTATAGTGATGCGGATAAGAAGTTTGTAGATAAAATTATAAATCATTTTAATACAACAGCCAAAAATACTACTGGTATTATGCTAAAAGGTTTGAAAGGATCTGGTAAGTCGATGCTTGCTAAAAAGATTGCAATCGAATCTAATCTTCCTATAATCGTAGTAGATCCTAGTTTTCCTGCACGACGTTTAAATGAATTCTTTAATAAGTTTTCACAAAACGTTGTAATTCTTTTCGATGAGCTTGAAAAGAATAAGAAATTTTGGGATTCGGATAAACTTCTTTCATTTCTAGATGGAATTTCTGCTACATGTAAGAAACTTGTTATTTTTACATGTAATAGCGATGATGATATCTGTGAATTTATTAAAGATCGCTGCTCACGTGTACGTTATAGTCGTACATTTAATGCTATGTCTGAAGAATCAGTTCTTGGTCTATGTAAACGAGAAATTGAAGATGAAGGTGAAGCTCGTGCGGCTTGTGCTTTTATTATGAAGACATTTAAGACAGTTTCTTTCGACAATGTATTATCATTTATTGAGGAAGTTAAAGCAGACTCACACTCAACTTATGAAGATTTGATGAACGATCTTAACATCTATAAGAAATGATGGATATATCTATCCCATACTACGAGGATAAAACTCGTATATCCAATTCAAATATAGGCTGGTTTCTGAATAAGGGGCCAGCCTTTTTACATAAAATGCTAACAGAAGATGTTCCTGAAGAAAAGAACCCCGTACTTGAGCGTGGAACTATGATTCATGAATATATTTTGCAGCCTCAAGAGTTCCAAAAAGACTACGTAGTCTGGGACAAAAGTAGACCTTCTTCTGCACAACAGGAGAAGTTCTGTCAGGCATTAGCATTTTCAACAGAAATAGAGCCAAATAGAGCCATTCTGGACGCTTATAAACAAGCGTATAGTACAGCAGGAAAGTCAGAAGACAAAATGCTGTCAGAAGGCCTTAAAATAGCCTCTACGTTGAAGGATTACATAAACTTCCTGAAAGCAAATGATGGAAGGATTATGATTAGTCCTTATGAATATCAAACACTTAAGAAAATTAAGTATAATATTCTATCTCACAAGCTTGCTAGCAAGATAATAGAAACACCTGTTTTAGAAACATCTAAACCATTTTTGGATAAACCTGAACCAGGTACTATTATTCATGCAGCATATCATGAATTCCATATTAACTGGACATACTATATAAAGATGGCAGATGGAGTCGAATGTAAATCATTATTAGATGGTCTTACATTAGACTTTAAGAATAAAAAAGCCATCATTTATGACTTAAAGACTACACAAAAGTTGTGGCACTTTGAGGATAGTATAAATCAGTATGACTACCTTAGACAGCTTTGTTATTATTATCAAGCAGTTGTATGGTATTTGCGATATGAACTCAAAGAAGACTGGAATAAATGGTCTTTTGAGTTCTATATAATAGGTATCGACACTACAGGTAGTAATGAAGTTCGTGTATTCAAAATTGATCAGTTTGATGTATATTCTAGAAAAGATATTATATTAAACGCTATAAAGAATATTGCATGGCATCAATCTAAAGGTAAGTGGGATCATAGTAGAGAATATTATGAAGGTGATGGCTCAGAGTCATTGAACCTATGAGTATATATACAAAATTAATATTACCTCTTATTGACAAACAATTAGAGGTAAAAGATATATCAAAAGAAACAGGGTTTGTAGATGCTTATACGTTGGACATAAATAGGCCATATTTGACATCTCATGTATTCTTATTATATAAAAGAATTGCAACAAATGAACATTTTGATATATTAAACAAATTGTCTAAACTCAATACTTTGTATAATAAAAAATACATAAAGATAAATAATATTTCATATGTATTGTTTTGTTTTATAATAAATAGTGCAATACGAAAAATTAGGAAAAATTGTTTAATCTCGTTGACTAAGGATGAAAAAATACGTATATGTAATTTTTGGAAGTATACAGACTGCGATATTACAGATTACCTCCTTGGTTATTATTATTTTAAAGATGAGTTTAAAGACGATATTGTTCCAGAAGAAGACTTCAATCCGAAGGATTTTTTGACATATGACAAAAAAAGGGGAGGGCTTGTTTTAAGCTCTCCCCTTTGATTTTTAACAGACTTATAACCAGCCTGATAGATTAAAGATTAACTTTTTCTTTCTTTTTATCTTTTTTTGTTTTAGCATCTAGTTCATGGTCGTCTATATCTATTCCAATAAGACTTAATGCCCAAGGTACAAAAAACCTAGAAGCTTCATACGCTTGTTGCGTAGGATTTACATTATGTATATAATAATTGATAGATGCTTTGTTTCCGCTAGGAAGCATTGATCTAACAACATTATCTATATTGTAATCACTATACGATGCAACTTTAAGCCAATCTCTTGCGATATTTGGAAGTTTATCGTAAGCACCGCCTTTGACAGGATCGGCATAGTTTAACCCTTCTACACCAAATACTTTATCTTCTGTCAATTCTACTAAATCCCAAAGCGCAGCAACAATTTTATCAGCATCCTGTATAAGCGTTTTTGATATAATTATTGAGTTTACAATATCAAGTATAGAAGCCCAAGCAAAGACTGGAATTTGTGAAGCACGTTCTGATATAGCAGATACATTTACAGCAGCTAACAAATGTAAGTACCATTCTTCTGGCCATTTTGCTGCAGCCAAAGCTGTAAAATATGTACATGCGCATACTATTAAAAATGTAGCAGCCATTGTTGAAAGTCTTCGCAATTTATATCTTTCATTCCTAGTTAATTTGCGTTGATATGCTTGAGAATTTTCTATATGTCGTATATGTTTATAAAATGTCATTGTACGTTTTAAAAAATCTCGCATACCATGATATGCAGCTTTACCTAAGTTACGCCACTGGCCTGTTTCTACTGTACCTGTCTAAAAATTATATATTCCGTGAAATTCAGGATCTTCATCAATGTCACTTTCAAAAAAATTGTCAATTTTTTCTCCAATAGACATATTTTCTGTTGATTGTTTTGGCAACTTTGCGGTATATTTATTCAAATCCTAATTCTATTTTCTTTTACGTGTTCCTGGCATTTGCATAGATGTATAACCATTTTGCTGATCAAACATTGTTTTCCACTGTTTCTTATATACAGCAAAATCATTACCATCTTTTAAATTATCCCACATTTGAGAAATCATCCATCCACGCATCTATAAAACCATAGCTCCGATAGAATTTTGTTTTAATTGAGAAGCACCCATGTCATTTAATACACCATTTATAATAGATGTTCTCTCTCGTATAGTACCAGCCACTTGATTAACCAATCTGTTTGTACTTCTCCCTATACTTTCTACATACGGATGTACATATTTTTCATAAGGTTTTAATACAAACGCATTTCCTTTATCATCGACATCATATACATCCCATAATGTAGTTTTTGCTTGTTTCCACTGTTTTATACCATCTTCTAGACTTAATCCAGCACTATGATAATTATACATAGCTTGATCTTTTGTCATAAACTGAAGTTTATTTGTATTAGGATTTTTAACCAGCCTGATAGAGTGATATAGTGAAGCAACATAATGACCTTTAAACGTATAATCTA